ACTCGGCAGTAGTCGCCTTCCCACTCGACTACGTCCCACTTGTGAGTTGGGCATGTATCAAGCCATGCCCAGAACTCTTCGCTGTTCATGATTCGTTTTCCTCATCGCGCTTTTTTTGCCTCATTTCGTTGGAGTACTCGACGAACTCTGTCGCTATATAAAATGCTTTTTCAGGACTCATGACGTGACGGATTGCGAGCTCGTAAGCCATGTTATGAATCCGTTCTTGCTCAATGTGATCAACTCTGTTCATGACTCTTCTCCTAAGAATGTGAGAGCGAGTGAATGAAGCGTCGCTTCCTGCTGCGCCGAGAGACGCATCTGCGCGATTATTGTTAAAAGCTCGATGTTCACGGCCCGTGGTTCGGTTTGATTGAGGTTTGCTTTTGACTCACGAAGCTCATCGATAAGGAACTTTTTAGACTTACGTTTGTGCGTAGACATGATTTCGTTGACATCTATACCGAGGATGTCAGCTGTCTTTTGGGCATGCGGTTTGGTAACACCGCGCTTGTACCAATAAGCAAACGAGGATTGATGCACGCCTAGTTGGTCAGCGAGTGCGGTTCGGGTTAATCCAGATGAGCGGATTGCGGATTCAAAGTTTTTGCCAACTTTTTGTTGGCGTACGTTTAGCGAGGGCATAACAGCCTCCTATAGGTTGGTTGGTTAGTGAACAGTGTCTGCGTTGGACTCATTCATTTTCTGAGCCAATTCCATACAGTCGCGCGTCATTTTCTCGACCATTTCGTGGTCGTGATCTGTCGCCCAATAAGCGGCTTGGAAAAACAACGTAAGCCCTGCAAGAATTACTTCATCGGTTGCGCTTTCATCAGGCAGGGAATGCATGATGTTGTTGCGCAGTTCGAGTACGCGCTCAGCAAACTGAGCAGATTCGGTTACTTCTTTTTCCATGATTAGTTCCTCTTAGTCGTCACATGATGGGCAGAAGAATGGGTCGGGCTCTCTGACACATTCTTCGTAGTAGGTTTCACCGTCGTGGTATTCAGCGGTCGCGACGTAATACATACGGTTCACGATGTGTCCTCGCGGTCCGTAGACGTACCATTCACTTCCGTCGTCGCTTGCGGCTTCTACTACTGACCACATTTGGTTGGGTTCAAAACCAGCACGTTCCATTTGTTCGATGGTTTGGTAGTAGTCACCGTCCGGCATTTTTAGTTCGTTGAACGGAAATTCTTTTTTGAAATGAGCCATAGTTACCTCCGGTGTCTGGCAGATATAGATAGAAAGTAGGTGTTGGCGTCGTCGCAGCGTTTACCCAGCCAGGTAAACAAACGACGCATCGCGTCGAATCCAGCTGCAGCGCTTAACGACGCATAGTGTTTAAGGGTCGAGATAAATTGTTCGCGGGTCATGTGGGGTTCCTCTTGTTTGATGAGGGTGGCCGATCGTTTCTTTGCGTCCATTGCGGCATACATTGCGTGTAGCCTTTCGTGATATTTCAGAGCGGCTAGTTCTTTGTCTGAATAGGCCATGATTCGTGATCCTCGGTTCGTGGTTCACGGTGCGCGGGCACACACGTACTCGCGCATCGAAAATGATGATAGTGAAGCAGGCACACCATAGCCCCGTGGCCGTAGTCACGACTCGGAAGCTCATGAGCCATACAGATGTATAAAAAAACCCACCCAGATACCGAAGTACCTGAGTGGGTAAGGGGGAGTAATGAGTTGATTAAGCGGACTTAGACTCGACTAGCTTCTCAAGAGATTTCTTGGAAGCCTTGCGAGTCGATTTGCGCTTGGCGAGATTCGCCTCGAACTTAGCGGACTCATCTGCAAGACGAGCTTTGGTAGCTCCATTGTCTTGCTCCTTATCAGCTTTCGCTGAGAAGTCGATGGTTGATGATTCGCCTTGGCGTAACTCAGCCTGAGTCTCTGCGTATGCGGCCGCTTTCTCGTTGATGATAGTGATTGCATCATCGAACGAGTCAGCGATGTGGTCTTTGACCCACGTGCCGTCATCGAGCTTGACGCTCTCTGCATGATATCGAAGTGACTCGATGTCAGTGAGATAGTCCATGCCTTGCGCGATGTAGCAGTGCAAGTTGTTGAGCGTGAAGAAGTCCTCGTCAACAAGCGAACCGATCTTGTCATGATCAACGCTGAAGCCGATCTGATCGGTAAGGTCTTGACTGAAGTCGATACCATTACCGAAATCCTCGGTGCGCTTGCCACGCATATCTTGGCGAGCCAGACCACAGACCTTGTTCATTACAACCTGACAGAAGTCGAGGAATGCGATGGGCGGTGCAACTGGTGCAGGGCCATCGTTGAACTTGTGGTCTGTTGCGGTGACGGTGGTGCGGTCATGAGCAACAGCGATGCAGTTGAGCAACTGCCAAGAGGGATTTTCCTCTTGGATACGCAGTGCGTAGGCGGCAATCAAGCCATACTGGTTTTTGTAAGCAGAGATGGCTTGAACAGAAGGTAAAACGTAAGAAGTTTGAGTATTCATAGTAAAAATCCTATTAATTAAAGAAGTGATAGTGAGCCACCCAATGTGACTCACATTTTTACAACCGACGCGATTTGGCCGGAGGACAAATGGCTAGTGAACGTATTCGCGATCACTGAGTTCGCAGAGTGGATCAGTATTAGCGTGGCTAATATCGTCAGCCGCAGAAATGACATCTGTGGCGAGATACTGAGGCTCTGGTTGGAAGTCGCGGTCTGACTTAGGATCAAGCATTGACCAGTTATCGACGTGAAGATTAAGTGCTTTCATTGTTAATTCCTCCTACGGAATGGTTATCGTGTACGGTAATCATGAAGATCAACAGCGGCTGAGATGCCAGTGTGAGCTTCCAGATCGTCAACGTCAGACTCAATATCCATGAGAAGTAACGTCATTATACCTAGCATTACATCGCTAGGGTTTTCTTTAGCGTAACCAACGGCTTTTTGGGCGTATGGTTTTGCGGATGCGATGTATGAATCGCGTTTAGCGAACACGGCTTGTGCTCCGCGCTTGAGTTTATTCAACATGGGCAAGTACTCCTGCTGATGAGATATACCAAGGAACCTCTTGGTCGGGTGCGCATATGTACGCGTCTGGAACAGTGTCTCTGATGCAGATCATGCCGCGCGGTATGTCTTGGGAGAACACGGCTGATTGCGTGTTGTACCCATACAAAGCGAGACATAGATAAAGTAAAAAGCAAAAGAAAGAGATAAAAAGACAAGTCTCAAGGAAGTCTTTCCAATCGTGTCGAATGAAATTAATTAAATCGTTCATGAGTTAGTAATCCTTTTTATTTCACGTTGAACTAAGTAGTAGTAAAGGCCACTAGTAGCGGCCATCCCAATTAAGTAACCAAGCATGAATAACATCATTGCTCCATCTCCTTTAGTGATAGTGAATGTTTAGTGCCGTAATCAAGATCCAGCCCCAGCTTGCGAGCTTGTTGGATCATGTTACGAGTGCCTGCTGATTTACCTAACGGAAAAGCTATGAGGTAATCAGCATATTCAGCCATTTCGCGGTTGCGTATGTGTCCGGCGGAACGGCCATACGTATCCCAATCAGCAGGGAAACGTGTCAGTAAATGCCCACGCTCCTCTGCATAACGCTCACCCAAAGTGTCAGCACCACGAGCCGCACCGGAAACAATCTCGATGCGTGGGGCAACAACGTCTTTGAGTAGAAAATCGCAAGCCTTAGCTAAGTGATGATAGTCATCGTATTCACGTGAGCCTGCGATGATGACGCGATAAGGCTCTTCATCACCGTTGGGATACCAATCAATGTCGGGTATATCGTTCATTGTGGACCCTCCTTTAGTATGAGATGCAGATGATCTAATGTTTGATATGCTTCTTCAGGCATTGGGTCATCATCAAGTGCACCACCGAGATCAAGCTTTTCCCAAGCAATAAGGTTGAGATAAAGGCCGAACAACTCGTTGTAGTGGTCTTTGTCTCTGACTTGCTCGATGGTAAGAATGTGTTTGAACTTGTTCATAGCGTGTTACCTCCGTCGACGCAGTCGGAAAAGTCGATGTAGTCGGTGTACTCACAAGGGGCGTAAGGATCAACGACTGTTGTCCCGTTATGATCGTTTGTGTACTCGACACCCGCACCGAAGAAGTCTGGTTGGTATGCAGAGAACATACCGCTGACGATGGGGTCAGGAGATTTAGACAAACGCGCCTCTTTGAAGAAGTAGAACAACTCAACTGGATCAAGGCAGTTGCTGTCGTAGTGATACCCATAGTGCGAGTGATAGGGGTGATAGAGTGAGCAGGCGTTATGACAGGCGTACTCCTCACCCTCTGGGGTTTCGAGAATCACGGCAGTACCGTGGTCGAGATCTTGCTTAGTGCAAGGTATAAATGCAGATGCATATTTCATGATTATTACTCCGTTGTTGATGATAGTTATTGGTTAGTAAAAGATTTGCCCGTATACAAAGAGGGACAAAAGAACTGCGTTTAAGATGTTGAGTAAGTTGTCTCCAACGAACACGATTGAGTCGATAATTAGATCGAACATAGTTATTACTCCGATATTTATAGTTAGAAATGCGTCGTTCTGTGCTGCCAGGGACAACGACGACGACGCGGGGTTTACGACTCACGAACCGTGGTTCGCGGTCGGAATTTGGTGCTTGTGTCAGGAACAGACCCCTTTGTGTCAGGTCTGTGTCGGGTCTTGTGTCAGGAACTTTTGGCAAAGAATCCAGTAACCACGGGGGCTAGAGGGGTCTGTGTCAGCTGTGTCAGGTAGTTTTGAGTTGAAGTTCTTTTTAGAAAAAAAAACGTGTTTTAAAAAAAACGCTGTAAACAACTCAAAAAAGCTGACACATCCGACACAGCTGACACAGATGGTGTTAAGTGTATGATAGTTAAGGGGTTTTTCTGTGTCAGAAAGGTGATTCGTTCCTGACACAGGTTGACACAGCTGACACAGGTCATGCGAAGCCGTTGAACACGACGCTGTGGAGGAGCGCGAGCATGAACAGCAGACCAACGAGCATGATGTCCTGACCGTGATCCGTGTACCGCGATCTACGATTCGTGCGCCTACGGTGCTTAGTTCTACGATGTTTCATGGGCTTTCTCCGTTAGAGTTTCATGGTGTGATAGTGATAAGCCTTGGATCTCGCTTCGAAGGGAGAGAAGCCCATGCGGATGTACCGCTGGTAGATCTTCTTTAGCTCCTGCTCGCTACCCGCGATCCGCGGAGCCCGACCGACGGTCGGGGTTCGTGGTTGACGTGCCCATCGCTCGAACATATCTGATGTGCTCATTACGCACCTCCTTTGGGAAGGCGCGCGAGGGCTGCGTCGCAGTTAGCTTTGTGCTCTGCCGCTTTGCGACGGCGGGTCTCCCAGCCTTTCTTGGCAGCCTCTGAGCGTTCGATCTTTGCAGAATCTGCCGCAATTTCAGCCATGCTCGGTGCATCAACAGGGTTGGAATCGCGCTCGAACTTGAGCTGATCTACCGCATCTTCAGCCTGCTGGAGCTGGTTCTTTAGCTCCCTAGCCTGTTTGCGGAGGCGAGATATCTCAGCTTGCTGAGCATTGACGCGTTGCTTAAGGCGCTGGCTCTCGAAGTTGTTGAACGAACCCTCCTTACGCTTTGCAGCCTTTGGCTTGCTCGGTGTGTATTCGCCCTCCTTGACCTTGATCCAGTGCTTGATGTTGATGACCTTGCCAGACTTGATCTGGGCGATAAGGCGCGCGTGCTGCTCAACCGGCACTTGCTGCTTTAGTTTGTAAACGTTGCCAGACTTTGATTGGCAGTAGATTGAAGGCGCGCCGTTCTTTGCAGATGCGACGGCTTTGATAGTTGCTGTGTACATAATGTGTACTCCGTAATTAGTTATGAGCGATTGACCCATCAACCGCTTCATAGCCAAAGCCGACGCGTCGAGCCGACAGCGAGACGCGCCAAAAACGCGACAAGGTTCCACACATGAACCTCGGACAAGGTTCCAAGATCCGGATCGGGGGTACGGGGGTCGTGACTAGGCAAGGGGGGAGATAGTCGATGAGCGATATAGACGTACTTTTGAAAAAATTTTTTTTAAAAAATTCTTCAGAAACAATTAGCTATGCTAATATGCTGAACCATGACGGCAACTACTAAAGAATGCCTGTCATGTAAAAAGACCCTGGATGAGTCGGAATTCCGCGTAGGACGTAACGTGTGCATGGCTTGCAAAAAGCAGCAAAACGAGACCAGGGTTTCCAGCTCCTATGAAAATTACCTGCGCAACGTATATTCCCAGAGCATGTCTTCTGTTAAATCTGGAAAGCGGGCCGATCACGTTGAATGGAATATTGAACCAGAAGACCTTATCGCACTGTGGGAGAAGCAAGACGGAAAATGCGCCATATCCGGTGTGTACCTTACACACCACAAAGATGGAAGTGGCCACAAAGAGTACAACGCCTCCATCGACAGAATCACGGGAGACAAGGGTTACACGATTCATAACATCCAACTTGTCGCCTATCGAATTAACATCATGAAACACACCCTCTCAGAGGACATGTTTTACTGGTGGATTAAGACGGTTAACGATTTTTCTTGTGATTAATTATTAGTAACGCTAATATACGGCATGAGCGACATTGAAGTAGTAGCAATTGATGGCTTAGATGCCGCAATTATCGGCTCCACCGTCAGAAATGGCCGTGAAGTCCTTGCTTACAACTACGATAAAGCTGTCGCAATTATTGTTGCCGCTGGCCACTCGCAAGAGTACGCCGAAGATTGGATCGCAGAAGTGTCATCGAGAGAGTTCGATGGCGCGCCTGCGTTTGTATATTTTGACGACGAACAAGAGTTCTATGGATCAAGCGCACCCCCAGGAGCAACCATCCACTGACCTAGTCAGTGAGCACACAGAGTTCCAGTCGCATATGCCGTATATGGGCATAAGCCGCGGATCGCTAACCATGCAGCAAGAGAAACTGGTCTCGCTCATCAGTTCGGGTATGACAATCGCGGCCGCGGGTCGTGGTGCGGGGTACTCGTCGCCTCAAGCAAGCTACGCCGCTGCGAAAGTTCCCGAAGTACAGAAAGCGATCGACTATTTCCGACAAGAGATGCGTGAAGAGGTGAAGTTCACCAATCAGCACGCACACATGATGTACATGGAAGCGTACAACTCATCGGCTAACGCCACCGAGATGAAGAACACCACCGATTCACTGGTGAAGCTACACGGTCTTGCTGCACCAGAAAACGCCACCCAAGTGAACATCAACATTAATGGAACGAAACAGCTCGAGAGAATGAGCGACGAAGACTTGTTGAAGATTGCGGGTAAGGATTTGGATTACCTCGAACCCAAGAGTGATTAATGACAGAAGTCGCCAAGGTCGAATGCATACGCTGTAAAGCGTCGCACCCCGAGACACTGTACGCGGGAGATGACCGACTCTGTGTTTATTGCAAGGCAGACATCGCGGAGCAAGAACCGCTACCCGCGAGCCCCGAACCGGAGCCCACGAAGGAAGAGTCGGTTGAAGAAAAGGCGCGCGCGGAACTCGCTCTGCGGTTCCTGACCCGCAAACGGCTACTACCGTTTGTAGAAAGATTTAACCCCGATTATTCAGCTGGGTGGGTACACAAGGATATATGCCAACGACTAGAGGAGTTCTCTAGAGATGTTAAAGACAAAAAGTCTCCAAGACTTATGCTCTTTATGCCGCCTCGACACGGTAAGAGCACGCTCGCATCGGTTGCATTCCCAGCTTGGCACCTTGGTCGAAATCCTGAGCATGAGTTTATTAGTTGTAGTTACTCGGGTTCGCTCGCTATGGGGTTCAGCCGCAAGGTCCGTGGGCTCCTACGTGAAGACGGATATAAGTCCGCGTTTAAAACACGTCTCGATCCGCAGTCTCAATCCGCTGAGGCTTGGCTTACCACTTCTGGTGGTGGTTACGTTGCTGCTGGTGTTGGGGGTGGTATTACTGGTAAGGGCGCACACGTTCTTGTCATCGATGATCCGGTAAAGAACCGTGACGACGCCGAATCACAGAACGCACGTGACTCTGCTTGGGACTGGTATACGTCTACGGCGTACACACGTCTTGCTCCTGGTGGTGGTGTGCTGGTCATCCTTACTCGCTGGCACGATGACGATCTTGCGGGGCGACTACTTAAAGCAGCGGCAGATAATGGAGAGCAGTGGGAAGTTGTTAACTACCCAGCAAGAGCCGAAGTTGATGAGGAGTTTCGTAAGCAGGGAGAAGCACTGCATCGAGAACGATATGACGAAGAAGCCCTTTCTCGTATTGAGAAGGCCGTCGGACCTCGAGACTGGTCAGCACTGTATCAGCAGAATCCAGTAGCAGACGACGGTGATTACTTCACCAGAGACATGATCAATTACTTCGACTGGGATGACATAGACGAAGACCGAATGAAGTACTACTGCGCGTGGGACTTGGCGATCGGTAAGAACGATAGAAACGACTACACCGTCGGCATCGTTGTAGGTGTTGATGAGTACGACCAGCTGTTTGTAATGGACATGGTGCGCGGTCGTTTTGATGGTTTTGAGCTCGTAGAACAGATCCTCGATCTCTACGAAGTTTGGAAGCCATCAATAATTGGTATTGAGAAAGGACACATCGAGATGGCCCTCGGGCCGTTCCTCGAGAAGCGTGTTCGTGAACGTGGACTGTATGAGGCTTATTTCAAGGACCTCAAAACAGGACGCAGAGATAAAGAAGCACGAGCACGAGCGATCCAAGGTCGGATGCAACAGGGCATGGTGTTTATGCCCAGAGATGAAGAATTTACTGGCCCTTTGGTAGCAGAGTTATTGCGCTTCCCGAACGGCGTACACGACGATCAGGTGGATGCCTTGGCTTGGATCGGTTTGATGATGACCGAGTTCAGCACCTTCGTAGAGAAGGTCGAACACATACCAAGCTGGCGAGACAAACTCCCTGGTTTACTTAAAGGCGAACGCACTAAATCAGCTATGAGCGCATAACGATGGCATACAAATCAAAGAAGATAGATCCTGCAAAGGAAGAAGAAATAACACGCACCCAGTGGGCCCGCTATGAGCGCGCTCGCGACAACGGCCACCTCGATTATGTCGATATGGCACTTAAGTGTGATGAGTACTACCAAGGTGATCAATGGGACCCAGATGATGCGGCGGCGTTAGAGAACGAAGGTCGCCCTGCCCTGACAATCAACACGATTCTCCCTACCGTTAATACAATTCTTGGTGAGCAGTCATCTCGCAGAGCAGACGTGAAGTTCAAACCGCGAAGAGGTGGTGAAGAGGCTGTAGCCCACACCCTCACGAAGTTGTATATGCAAATAGCCGACAACAACAAGTTGGATTGGGTTGAGCAACAAGTCTTCTCTGACGGCCTGATTATGGATGGTCGAGGTTTTTTTGATGTTCGTATGGACTTCAGCGACCACGTTGAAGGTGAGATCCGAATCACGGCCAAAGACCCGCTCGACATACTTATCGATCCAGACGCAAAAGACGCAGACCCCAAGACTTGGAACGAGGTGTTTGAATCTAAGTGGATGACGCTCGATGAGATCGAAGAGTTGTACGGCGAAAAATGTGCCGAGCGCCTTCTATTTGTTGCTGAGAACGGTATGAGTTTCGGCCCTGACTCTGTTGAGTATCAGGAGACACGTTTCGGAGATACGGAAACAAACGACGATTATTTCGGAGCGGGAGTCCCTGGGGACGAAGAGTACCGCAATGTAAAAGCCCTGCGGGTAGTTGAGCGCCAACACAAGAAGCTAGCCCGTGCATCTTTCTTTGTTGATAAGGAAACGGGTGATCAAAGGCAATGTCCTGATAGCTGGAACGAACGTAAATGTAAGAAGTTCGCTAAACAGTACGACATGGAGCTCGTTTCACGGGTCATACGTAAAGTACGTTGGACCGTTACGTGCGACCAAGTTGTGTTACACGACGATTGGTCTCCGTATAACGATTTCACCATCGTTCCGTTTTTCTGCTACTTCCGCAGAGGTCGTCCGTTCGGTGTTGTCCGCAATCTCCTCTCACCGCAAGAGCAGTTGAACAAAATTGCTAGCCAAGAGCTGCATATAGTTAATACCACAGCTAATAGTGGTTGGATGGTAGAAAGCGGATCGCTAGTTGGTATGACAGCTGATGACCTCGAGGAGCATGGTGCTGAGACGGGTCTTGTCCTTGAATATGCTCGAGGCACTAACCCCCCAGCAAAGATACAACCCAACCAGATACCTACTGGTCTTGATCGTATCGGTCAAAAAGCCCAGTCCAATATTCAGAGTATCTCTGGTATCAACGACTCGATGCTCGGTACTGACAAGGCCGAGGTATCTGGTGTTGCTATTCAGGCGAAACAGAACCGTGGCGCGGTAATGATACAGGTGCCGCTGGATAACCTTGCAAAAACACGACAGTACTTAGCAGAGAAAATTCTGAACCTCATTCAAACCTTCTACACCGAAGAGCGTGTTATTCAGGTCACGAACGAAGAAGACCCCACCAAGCCCCGCGAGCAGATGCTACTTAATGCAATGACTCCGGAGGGGGACATTATCAATAACCTCACCATAGGTGAGTACGACGTTATTGTTTCCTCTGCACCAGCGAGAGACAGCTTCGATGAGACTCAATTCGCTGAAGTTCTTGCATTACGACAAGCAGGCGTCGCGATACCAGATGATGCAGTTGTTACATACAGCCACCTCATGAAGAAAGAAGAGTTGGCTAAGCGTATCCGCGTTATGACTGGGCAAGAGCCCCCATCTCCAGAGCAGGCCCAAGTAATGCAGGCACAACAGCAGTTAGCTATGCAGAACCTGCAACTTGAAACCATGAAGCTCCAAGCTGAAGTAGAAAAACTTCAGTCTGAAGCCGCCGTCAACGTAGCGAAGGTACAGGAAACAGCTGAAGTTAATCCGCAAGTACGCATGGCTGAACTTCAAGCCAAGATCCAGATGAACCAAGAACAGCTCGCGCTTCGCAGAGAGCTGTCAGCGGCCACAAACGATATCCGTCAAGGACAAACCGAGACATCTGCTGCGACCAAGATAGCCACCACCGCTATGCAGCAATCTCGAAACAACCCCCAACCCCAATAGGACTTTGATATGAGTAAGAAAGAAGAAGCAACAGAAGAGAAAGCACTTGAGTTTGATGTAATGCCAGGGGCTGATAAGCCAGATGAGGATGATTCCCCCGCATTAGATTTAAGTTTTGAAACACCTGAAGAGGAGCCAGAAAAAGCTGAAGAAGTTGTGGCAGAGGACGAAACGGAAGAGCCCGTTGCCGAAGAATCTGAGGAAACCGTGGCTGAAGAAGAAAGCGTCGAACAGCCCGAAGAGGGAACTGAACAGGACGACGCAGAAGTAGAAGAGGAAGTTGAGGCGAAAGAGACCCCGACTCCCGAAGATAAACCAGTAAAGAAGCCGATGGTTCCAAAAGCGCGTTTAGATGAAGTGCTAGCGAAGCAAAAAGCACTACAGAAACAACTAGACGAGATAAATGCAGCAAATGAAAAAGCAGAGGAAGCGCCCGAATCTTACGATTTCGATGCAAAAGAGGTCGAATACCAAAATATGGTACTTGATGGCGAAACGGAGAAAGCAGTTGCTCTCCGCAGAGAGATCCGAAAGGCCGAACGCGAGCAGTTAGAGTACGAAATGCGCCAAGAAATGAGTCAGACGGTGAATCAAGACCGCCAGATGACCGCATTACAACAGGCCGCGAACGCTATGGAAGAGGCTTATCCTGTTTTTGATCGCAATTCTGATGATTTCAACGAAGACATCACCAACGAAGTCGTTGAACTGCGCGACGCATTCATGATGAAGGGTTATGAGGCGGTAGATGCACTGTCTCGAGCGGTTAAATACGTCGTTAAAGACCATGATTTAGACCAAGCGCAAGAAAGTGCGCCAAGTTTAGCTGGGAAGGCGCAGAAAACTGACGAATTGGCTAAAAAACGAGCACAAGTCAGCAAGAAACTGAAAGCTGCTGATGCACAACCCCCCGAGCTTCCAGGTGAAAGCTCTTCAACTCATGGTGAGAAAGCATTAGACCTCTCAACTATGACTGAAGAAGAGTTTGATGCACTGCCTGAAGCAACTTTGAAGCGCCTAAGAGGCGATATTTTATAGTGAGTGTTAAATATGCCAGCTAAAAAAGACCCACGATTAGCCCGAGCTGGAGTCTCGGGCTACAACAAACCTAAAAGGACGCCTTCTCACCCCAAAAAGTCGCACGTTGTGGTGGCAAAAGTGGGTGACAAGGTCAAAACCATACGTTTTGGGCAGCAAGGCGTTAGAGGTGCCGGTAAAAACCCTACGTCAGCGAAAGATAAAGCACGAAAGAAGAGTTATTACGCACGACATAACGCTCAGGACAGCAAGCCATCTAAGTTATCGGCCCGATATTGGTCACATAAGGTGAAGTGGTAATGGCCAGAACCGATGAAGCGAAGTGGAAACGGATCGTCGCCGCAGTAAAAGCTGGCACAAAAGGCGGTAAAGCTGGGCAATGGTCCGCTCGTAAAGCTCAGCTCGCAACGCAACGCTATAAAAAAGCAGGTGGCGGTTACTCAGGAGCAAAAACCAAAGCTCAAAAGTCTCTGACTAAGTGGACTAAAGAAAAATGGGGTACAAAATCAGGCAAGAATAGTACTCAGGGTAAGAAAGCTACTGGCGAACGATACTTACCCAAGTCCGCACGCGACTCATTGAGCAAGAAAGAGTACGCCAAGACCAGTGCGAAAAAGCGCGCTGACACTAAGAAAGGTAAACAGTTTAGTAAACAACCAAAGAAGATCGCCAAGAAAACGGCTCGTCATAGATAGTGGTTGCATTGTAATATTAGCTATACTAATATGCTCTATACGTCCATCCCTACGATATGGGGTCGGCCCGTAGCCGTTAAAAACGTACCCCCCGCCTGCACAAGGCGTAAAACCTGCCGAGGTCGCACCTCGTAAATAAGCGCTAGTTCGTTGTCCCACGATACGGGAATACGGATTAGCCGCTCCTTTAAGTCGGCTGATAAGGCGGCGTGTGCCGCATGAATTTATTTGTCTATTTAATAGGAGGCCATCATGGCTTTAACTAATTTCGGTACGCTCACGGGCGACCAACTCCAAACGTGGAGCCGCGACTTCTGGAAAGTTGCTCGCAACCAATCTTTCATCAACCAGTTCGCTGGTTCAGGTTCAAATGCAATGGTTCAGCGAGTTACTGAACTTACTAAGAACCAGAAAGGCACAAAAGCTAACATCACTTTGCTCGCTGACATGACTGGCGACGGCATCACTGGTGACAATACTTTGGAAGGCAACGAAGAAGCCCTCCGCGCGTATGACATCACCATTGAGCTGGATCAGTTGCGTTTTGCTAACCGCATCGCTGGCCGTATGACCGACCAGAAGACTGTAGTTAACTTCCGTGAGCAGTCTCGCGACGCACTTGCTTATGCAATGGCTGACCGTTGTGACCAATTGGCATTCTTGACTCTGTCAGGTGTTGCTTTCACTCACAAAAACAATGGTGGTCTGCGTACTACTTCTTCTTCTGCTGGCCACGAGTTGGTAGATCTGGAGTTTGCATCAGACGTTTCTGCTCCAACTGGTGATCGTCACCGTCGTTGGGACGCTACTAGCGGTCTAGTTGCTGGTGACACTACTGCTGTCGCTGACGCTGACAAGATCGGCTACAAGACGATTGTAGAGTTGAAGGCTTACGCCAAAGACAACTACATCCGTGGTATCCGTGGTGCTGGTAACCAAGAAACTTTCCACATGTTCGTTACTCCTCAGCAGATGGCTGCTCTGAAGTTAGATTCTGACTTCTTAGCTAACGTCCGTAACGCTGGCGTACGAGGATCTGGCAACAGCCTGTTCTCTGGTTCTGCTTCGTTGATGGTTGACGGTGTAATGATCCATGAGTTCCGCCACGTGTTTAACACTTCTGGTGCAACTACTGGTACTTCCTCTAACGCTGGCGCAGCTGGCTACAAGTGGGGTGCTGACGCTAACGTTGTTGGTGGACGTGCTCTGTTCTGTGGTGCTCAGGCTCTGGCACTGGCTGACATCGGTCTGCCTGAAATGGTTGAAGACACCTTCGACTATGGCAACCAGTCAGGTATCTCTGTAGGCAAGATCTTCGGTCTCCGTAAGCCTAAGTACAACAGCGACGTAAGTGGCTCTGTACAGGACTTCGGTGTTATCGCTCTCGATACTGCCCAGTAAGACTATCGCCCCCTCTCCGGAGGGGGCTTTTACTTATATATATAGAGGAAAGAGCAATGGCCCTTCCAGTAATAGCAGCAGCAATAGCCCGTTTGGGCATCAAAAAAGCAGTTAAGAAGTACGGCAAAAAAGCCGTAGATGCAGCAAAAAAGGCGAAGAAATCTGCCCCTGCAGGTGCGAAGGCCGCAGCCTCTAAAACAAAAGCAGTCGGACGAGGCGCTATAGCTCGCGCTAAAGCAGCCGAACGAAAAGTTTCAGGCGCAGTTGGCAGTAAGAAGCCAATTCAAGCCGCTAAAGCAAATAGAAAACCCACAGATAAGCGTGTTTCTGGTGTGCGAGCTAAAACTAAGGCCGCGACTACCAGAAGAGCAAACGCAAACCGCGCCGCTAACAAAAAGTCTATGGACGCGGCTAAAGCTGCGAACGTTAGCAGCGGGCGTAAAAGAATAGCCGCGGGCGCAACCGCTGCTTCTTTAGTACCTACCGTAGCTAGCACTGTGAAAAAGCCAGCGGGTAGCAAATCTAACCCCAACCCACGTTCAGTTCGCAAACGCACTAGTGCTAACACTAAGACGAACCGTAACTACGACGCATCTTCGGGCGCTACTAATCAGAACCCAAGATCGCGCGCGATGAGTTTCAAGAACGACAAAACCGGCGGTGTTAAAACGAAAGCTGGTACGTACAACAAGTACAAAAAGAAGTCAGCGGCAGCTAAAGACTTTAGACAGGCTTTCGCGAAAGCGCGCAAATCTGGTTACAAAACCTTTACGTGGAACGGGAAGAAATACAACACCAAAACAAAATAGGAATTAATCATGAAGATTGTTAGCAGTGAACCATTACGAGTCACCACCCTAGGCGGTACAGCAGTTCTTTTTGAAGCTGGAGTACCAAGAGAAATTGCTGAAGAGATTGGCTTATTAGCCATTCAAATGGGCGCAAAAGAATACAGCGACAAGGTTGTTGAAGAAGAGACGGCCGAAGTCGCTGAATTTGAAGAGATGATAGTTGTACAGGAATCCGGACAGGTCGACGAAGAGCTTGTCACCTGTCTGGAAAAGATGATGGATGAAGGTGATCCAAAGAATTTCAAGACCGATGGCTACCCAAAGGCAGCGGCTGTTAACAAAGCGCTTGGTAGAACGGTTGATACAGATGCCCGAGAAGCCGCTTGGGAATCAATACTTAACTCATAGGTATAAAAAATGTCAGTAACAGTTCAAAGCGTTATCGATCGAGTTCAAGCTGTTTTGCAAGACACCACTGGCGTTAGATGGCCTGTTACTGGCGAACTCGTTTTGTGGGTAAACGACGCACAACGTGAGATCGCTTTGCTGAAACCTGATGCTAGCGCGGTTAATACTACCGTTACGCTTGCTTCAGGCACTAAGCAAGAAATCCCATCTGGTGGTAACAGACTGTTGAAGGTTGTACGAAACATGTCTGCCTCAAGTGGGGGAGCGGGTAAACGTGCGATTAGGTTGGTAGACCTGAGCGTATTGGACTCTCAAACGCCAAATTGGCATGACCCCGCTACAACTGGCGATGCCGCCCACACAAACATTGTCAAACACTACTCGTATGAAGAATCTAACCCTAGGAACTTTTATGTATACCCAGGGGTAAGCGGTAACGCTTATGTTGAGCTAGTTTACTCAGCTAATCCTGCGACAGTAGCGTTATCGGACAACTTGTCGATCCCTGACATCTTTGCTAACGCCATAATGAACTACGTCTTGTATATGGCTTATATGAAAGACGCTGAGTTCGCTGGTAACGAGAACCGCGCGTCTAACCATTATCAACTTTTCACTACCTCAGTGACTGGTAAAGGTCAGATAGACGCTGTTACTAACCCCAACATAGAACGCAGAGCACAAATGGGAGCATAAAGTATGGCGATCACTTATGAGGCGCTACTCCCCGAAATACTGCCGATGGTTCCTGGGTGTCCCGACACCCTTATAGAGAGCACCATCCGGTCGGCTGTGATTGAGCTTTGCGAGCGCGCAAATGTTTATCAAGTCGAGTTAGACCCGCTCACAACAGTGTCTGGCATTTTCGAATATGACCTTGAGACTCCTCAAGATACTTCTGTACGTAAAATTTTGTGGATAACGCACAAGGGCAAAGATCTCGAACCCCTAACTACGACTTTGCTTGAACAGCGCCTGCCTAAGTGGCGTGAAGAGTCGGGAGCCCCTGAGTATTTCGTACAAAAGAGCTCCGAGACTTTTCTGTTAGCGCCGATTCCAGCTGACACTTTAGTGGGTAGCACGATCGTAAGAGCTGTTCTCAGACCAACACATACGAGCACAGCCTGCGACAACGATGTGATGAACGACTACAGAGACACGATCGTTAACGGCACGTTGTTCCGTTTGCTACGAGTCCCAAACAAAGACTGGTCGGATCTACAGAGCGCGTCAATTTACGGGCAGTTATTTAACCAAGGTGTCGAAGATGCAGAACGCAGGTCGCGTAATGCAGACACCGCAGTTCGCAGGAGCGTGAGATATGGCGGAATGTCAGCACCTTGGCGCACAAGGCGTCGACGCTACGGTAGCGGAGGATAAGCCGACCTTTGCCCGAGTACGTGAAGAATGGGTATGGGTAAAGCGCGGTATTGAAGAGATTTTAGCTGAGCAACCTCAGCTTACGTTTAGACCAGAAGACGTTTACGCGGCTTGTCTAAACGGGGAAGCCCACCTTTGGGTAGCACCAGAGGGCTTTGTAATCACCACCGCTGAGGTGGATGAGTTTACAGGGGCAAAGACATTTTTACTTTGGTTGGCATGGGCCAAGAACCGCGGACAAAGTTGCGCGATTAAGTACCTCCCATTTTTTGCGGAGCTAGCCAGAGAAAACGGTTTCAAGAACATTGAAACCAGAACACCTATAGCAGCTTTAGAAGATTACTTTTTAGCTGAAGGTTGGAAGAAAGATACGGTCATTTACACGAGAGAACTGTAATGGGTAGCAAACCAAAGAAGCAAGATTACAAAGCATCAGAGGCTGAGAAAACTGAAGCTCGCATTGGTGCGCAGAAAGCTGAGTTTTTTAACAAAACTTACCAGCCTCTGAACGTTGCCGAACTTAAAGACTCCTTATCTGACGATATCAAAAATATCGCCCGAGGCCGTGGTAATGCGGATGTAATGCAGGGGCTCACCTCTAAACTGAACTACGCCCAGACACAAAACGCTGGCCAAGTAGCAGCGGACCTATCGGGCGCTTACCAAGGCCAACTTGGGAAAGCTGGCGAAGGCGCTCTGAAAATCCAGAATACAAGAGGTGCAGCGGCTGTTGGCGTTGCACAGGGTCAAAGTGCGGACTCAGGGTCGGCTTTATCTACCCTCACTAATATCGGTACGAGTCGCGCTTTGAATAAAGCGAAGAATAACGAATTGCTCCGACAGGCCCGATTCGACGCTGGCATGAAGATCGCGGGCGCAGCGGCTGACAAGAAGTTTGGTAGTGGCGACCCTGATAACCCAAATAAGTGGGATAAATTCACAGCCGCATACAACAAAGCGCAGGGGGCCTAATTATGAATCCTTACGGAAGATGGAATGGGTACTCCCAGTACAGCGGAACGCCTCAACGCAGCTCACTAACTGCTTACGGTAAAGACGGAGTAGACCCTGAGAAGACTCTGGCAAATATTACGCAAGCCGATTACGACAACTACTTGCGTGACATACAGCCGATCGAACTTGAGCTCGTAAACAAAGCGCAGACCGACACAAGCCTAATTGATCAGGCTAAAGAAGACCGAGACGTTTCTAACCAGCTTATGCAGGGAGTTATTGATAGAAATGCATCGCGTTACGGTGCCGCGCTTACACCAGCACAAATGGAAGAACAGAAACGGTCTTTAGCGAGGGGCACTACCCTTGGCGGAATTCAGGGTGTGGCAGACGCTCGTGTTGCCCAGAAAGATGCGAACAGAGCCCTTATGGCTGACTTAATAAATATCGGCCAAGGCGTAAATCGCGCTTCATTGGGCTCTCTTCAAAATGCTGCAGGTGCCGCTTCACAACGCGAAAACGCATACAGAAGCGCAAAAGCTCAGAACAAAGCGCAAACCTACGGAATGCTGGGTTCGCTAGGCGCGGCGGCATTTATCGTCGGCCTATAACTATTAGTTGAGATAATATTATGTCTTTATCAAGTTTTTTTGGCGGTGCAGGCGCAAACCAAAGTTACAATCAAGACCAAGCCAACCGTCAGTACAAGAACCGCCAGCTCGATATGCTCGAGCGCGAGGAAGGACGGATACTTGCGGGTGAAAAGGTAAGTCAGATTGCTAACCTTTCTCGTGACTTGGGCGTCGCTAAACGAAGCGGTGAACAAATCGACACAAAAAAACTGGCTACGTTACTAGAAGAACAACGCAAGTCGGGAAAAATTGATCCAAGGCTTAATCAGTTAGCCGTACTTCTTGGTAACGAGGACTTAGCTACTAAGCAAAACCCTGGTTTTTCTTGGAAGCAATTTCAGATCGGCCCACAGGGTACGCTCACAATGAGTGGTAGTTATGAAGGTCAGGAAGAGAACAAATTTATTACTCAGGGTAGAAGCAAAGACCCACAAGCTCAGGTCGCGTTTTCTACAACTGAAGAAGTCGCAAACCTTCTCGGCAATCAATACAACCAAGTATGGAATCAGCCAGGGGCCGCTGCGTTCAAAAATGAGCTCAACTTAAAGAACAACCTACTTGACTCAGAACAGTCTATTCAAGATAACGAAGCCAAGATAGCTACAGCTGTTGGCCAATTAACCAACGAGGTAGAAGCTGCAATTCTTCAATATGGTGGTGAGAACGGCCCTGCCATCGCTACCAAGATGAAAGAGGCATTGGCTGGGTTGCCATACCAAGAACAGCTTGAAATTCTGCGTGAGCAGGCTGGAAATCTTTCTCTAGATACAGCAAAAATCATTACTCCAGACGTTGAAAAAGCGGCTGGAGAAGAGGCACAAACAGGCGAGCCTGATGGCAGCAACGAGGGAGAAGCGCCTGAAGCTAGCTCTGAAGCTAGCTCTGAAAAAACTTTAGACCCCAAAGAGGAAGCCAGACTTCAGAAGCAGCTAGAGGTTGCTAAAAAGCAGCTTAAAAGACAGCAAGAGATTGGTGATCGAGGAAAACTCAGCGGCGGTACATCTTATATCGACCAAGCCGAACGGCGTGTCCGAACCATTGAGAACCAGCTAGCTGGGATGACTCAACGTGAAGCAATTGAAGCTGCGAAGAACCCTCCAACTAAACAGGATACAAAGGCTCCTCTAATTAAAGACGAGAACCCTGAGATTCAGGCTACGGCCGAAGCAGCTGAAGCGGCTACGGACGAAGAAATCGCGGCAGGCAAAGTTCAGGTCACTGCTGAGGGAATTACTGCTTTGAAAGAGAAGCTCGAAGCTAAAGGTATTACAACCCTCGAAGAGATGAATAAGGCAACGCGCGCTGAACAACAGTATATGCGGGCGATGCTATCAACAATTGCAGCGAATGAAGATCAGAGAGAAGACTACATGACGCGTATGCAGAACGTCATGGCGACAGGTAACGCTGACTTTGATTCGAAGACGCTTGGCGAAGCTATTCTTGCGGAACGCACTGAAGATCGGCAAGCCTATGAGGCTCAAACGTCTCGACAGACTTCTGACACTGGCCGACTGAACTACTTCCAAAAAGTCGCAGAGCATAACTTCAACGTAAGCGAGAAGGTTGGCGGCCGTATACGCGAAGTCTTTGAACAGGCTCGAGGAGCAATCTACGGCAAAGATAGCGACGGGAATATAAACACAGAGATCGACTTCAATAAAGGCCGCTTCCTTACTGAGTTCGGTGGGCCTGGTGGCGCATTCAACAAGATGTACCAAGAGTACCTCAACGCTCAGGGTCCTGAAGAGAAAAGCCAAACGCGCCTTGCTTTGAACTCCATGATAAGCATGGGAATACAAGCCCTTGCCGAGAGTGAGGAATACGGCTCGTTTATGGAGAACTTCCTACCCGATGGTGAGATCGATCACATCGGCAGTAATGATGTTTATCTTGATCGCCTAATCATTACACCGGATGGCAGACTAGCTGTAATTGACAGAGCTACAGGACAGCAAGTCGAGGAGACAATCCCTGCGAGCGTCGCACGGCGACTGTTTGGTGAAACAGGTTGGAAATACGTTCAAAGCGAAATTAAAGGTGGCCCTCAGTCAGCACGAGGTAAGGCTAACAACAATTCGATTGTAGATTAATATGGCAGAACCTATTGACGATCTGTTTGCACGCTACAGAAGCGTGTCACGCGGCAGAACACTAGAAGCTGCCGACGCAGCGCCAGAGACGCCATCATCTGTTGGGGAAACGTTCCAACGAGGTTTTGGCGCAGGTATTGAGGGTATTCGTACTGATACCGACTACTTTAAAGGGTTGTTCAACACCGCAATAGGTGACGACGAAGCTGCCGCCGTAAACATCGCAACCGCTCGACAGCGCGAAGAACGCACCTCTGGAATGTTTGGTGAGCTACAGACATTTGAAGAGTTCTTAGAAAACCCCTCCTTCGGCGGCTTTGTATCGCAGGTCTCAAAGAACGTTGGTCAGGTTACTCCCTACCTTTTCACTACAGTTGGTGGCGGCCTAGGCGGTGCAGCTGTTACTGGGCTTGCAAAAGTGGGTCTCTCAGCAGGCAGTAAACAAGTCACTAAACGGATTGTTAAAGACGCTTTTGAGAAAAAACTCAAAGGCGAAGCAATGCCAGAAGAGGAGCGTGTGTTAGCTATCGCGTACCGACTTGCCCAACGTAATAACCCAGGTAACAAACTAAGCCTCAAGGGCGGCGCGGCCGCGGGTATGTACGCGCAAGAGTACACCAGCATGGCGGGCTCAAACTTTGGCGAGAACCTCGATTACCTAGACCAAGACGAAGCAGCCCTACGTGCGGCTGGATTGGCAATACCGCAAGCCTTTATCGGCCTCAAAGGTGAACAGCTTCTTACTAGGACTCTCATGCGAGACCTCGGTGAAATTGCTGCAAAACGCTCCACCAAAGAAGGATCAACCCTCAGCACGTTTGCTAAAGAACTCGCTAAGAACACAGCGAGAGGTGGTGCAACAGAGAGTGTTGCAGAAGTTTTGCAAGAAGGTATTAGCGTAGCTAATCGTTTCAGTATCGACGATGAATACACTAAGCAAGACGCGGCTTTACGTATCGGCGAATCAGCCTTTGCTGGATTCTTTGGCGGTGCAGGTGTTTCTGGCGCAGGTAGTGTAGCGACAGGCTCACTCCGTGGCGCTGGCAACGTCATGAGTAAAGCAAAGGACTTTATTGAGCAGGCACGTCAACAGCAGACTGATAACCAAATAAACAGAGAGCAGTACGGCGTCGATGGGATGGGATTCAGCTCTCCCGAACCGCGTAGCGCAGTCAACGCACAACTGCGCGCGGCTCTCGATGAGACAAGCGCTCGACACTCCATATGGTTAGAGGGCCCAACCGCTCAATACGACGCGTCTGCCACCACTACTAAAAAAGTGGAGATACAAGGCGAAGTCTTCTACACCAGATTTATTCCTGGTCGCGGCACCATCATTTCAAAAAACTTCGATATTGCTGAAGAAGTAGCAAAATCAGAGGCTAGCGAAGCATCCGTTGCGGAGGCACTTGGATACAGCGCCACTAAACCCTTAGACGGCGATGTTGCTATTGAAGCACTAGACCGAGGCGGCAATGTTGTATGGCAACAAGGCACTAATGAAGAAGGTGTAGCTGATGCATTTGCTGCTGCAGAGAAACAGATGCCTGAAGGTGGCTCTGTCCGACGTTTATCTGTCAAAGAAGCATTGGAAAACCGTAAGAAGCTATTTGAAGAAGAACAAGGCCCGCAGGTTCGTAATATTGACGACGATTACTACGACGGCGATGAAGATTCTGAAGCTAGAGCCGAAGACTCGTTGGATTCCTACGGACAAGGTTACGCCGAAGTAGATGCCCCACAAGAGCAGAACATTGGCACTAAAGAATTTTATAAGCCTAGAGAACCTAACGTTCGGTACGACTCTACTGCTCCAGCACGCGAAGCATTCTCCAAAGCATTTGCTGATTTAGACATGGAGGAACTCGGGAAGAACGCGTTTGACCCCGTAAACTTCGGCGAATCGAGCCCATTTGCAACTATGTCAGATGCGTTCATGCGTCAGGCTGTAAAGGCTAAAGAAGAAAGTGGTGCTAACAATGTCTTCCCCCGACTCAACGAGGACGGGACATGGTCTCTGATGGAGACAATTAGCCCTGAATCAGATTTGTATGGCTTTGACTCGCGTACCGACACGCTAGTTGACCCAGCTATGGAAGCGGAGATTGACGCGGAACAGGCGCGCGAAGACGAGAACAAGTTACCTCCCGATGCAGATGCGAAAGAGGAAGCCCAAAAAGAAATTGATGCGCTAGAGGGTCCAGAGCGTGAACAGGCTAACGAAGCACTTGCTACGCGTTTGTTGAGCGACATAAAAGGCGTTGGCCCAAAGACTCTAGAACGTATCTTTAAGGTGATAAGCCCTACTGAGCTTTTAAATAAGGCGACTGAGATACCTGATGGTTTATCAGAGCCTAAAGGTGGTGGCGCAGATAGATCCGTTCTTGTAAATAGAATTTCAGAAATCCCTGGGGTTAGCCGAGATAAAGCTAGAATCGTGGTAGAAGCAGCTGCGAAAGCGCCCCGCATGACGAAAGCCGCTGATGAATTCCTGAATGCTCCCCGTCGCGATGAAATCAAAGCCAAGTTCGACGCTAAAGCGCAAGATAGAGCCTCCTCTTCAAGCAAGCGCGTAGCGAGCAGAAGGTCCTCTCCTCGAATCTTTGTGAAAGAAGCCATCGCTAAAGCTAAAGAAAGTCGCTATGCAAGGCAGAAAAGGGTTAAAGGTAAGTGGGTCGATAAGACCGACCAAGAGCTGGTTACTATAAACGGTACGCCTGTAAACCTTATTGATCTCGTAAAAGCTGGCCAGCGCCTTTTTTCAATCGAACAAAGAACTGACTTTACAGAGGGCGGAGAACTAACAGCGCAGCGAAATGGTCTCTTGCAGATTATGGGTTCTTTGATTGAGCAAAATTATGACATTCGTATTGGTGGCTATGACGTTCGTTCAAAACTGCTAAAAGACATTAACGACATTTCGTCGGCAATTGACAGAGAAGAAAAAGCAATAGCCGACGCTGCTTTAGAGTGGGATCTAGACCCAGACGATCCGCAGCTGCAAGGTCGCCTTAACGAAATTCTTCAGTATCTTGATGACGCTACTGCACGTGTGACTAATCAAGAGCGCGGTACATACGTTGATAAAGATGGAAAGACAAAACAAATCAACGTAGACGTAGACAGAGAGGCGAGAAGAAACGCCCCGCTCGATCGTTTAAAGCGCGAGCGTAAAGCGTGGGCGCAGAAATACATCGACTACCAACGCGACAAAAGCCTGGGTTTCCCAGAAAAAACGCCGTTGCTAGCTTTTCTAGATACTGCCGCGGGTTTTGAGAATGGTAGACCAATAACACTGGGTAAACTGTTAAACACCACCCCCACCGAACCAGCTCCTAAAGATGCTCGATATACGTTGACTAATGAAGACGGTTTCGTGGTATTCGAAGGCAATAAGCAAGAAGTTCAGGAGCGTATCGACGCTGATAACCAGCCGTATACTGTGACTAGAGATGGGAAACCACTTACTGATGAGGAGTTCGAGAAACAACGTAATGTTGGATTTAACGAACGGAGTGAGCTTACTGATCCTGATATTCCTCTTGCTGATCGTGCCGAGGCAGACCGTGAGAGAGGTTCTGGCCAGTACTCACCAAACACTGACGATGCAAATCCTGACTATAAATTTGAACCTAACCAGTCAAACGTAGGTGATCTAAAGCGGATTGGGCTAAAGGCTGGAACTATTGCGGCGAGGGTATCGGATATTGCGAGGCGCACGCTCCGCTTAAAAAACCCAATATCCGTCATCTCAATTAATGAGTTACTCGATGCTGACAATTCCACAGAGATCGCTGCCCTAAAAAGAGAGCTTGCAGGGTTAGAACCAGATACTCAGGAAAGAGCCAATAAAAGACGCCAGCTAAAAGATAGGCTTAGTCAGCTACAAGAAACCGAAAGCAGTGCGGAAGCTAATGCATCAAAAATTGATGAGGTGATTGCCGAACTAGAAGAAAACGGAGAATCTTCAGCATCTAGAAGAAGCGTCATAGTAGGCCGCCTCGCTACGTTAGAGGCTGCTACGAGCGTCTCGTCTTATTTCGGTGATCCTAAAGTCGCCAAGTACGTGAACGATGTAGCTCAAGAGCTCAAAGCCAATCCAGAAGGCGGTGGGCGTTACATCGGTTTTGGCGACGCACACGTTATTCTTATAGACCCTGACGCAGGCAAGAACGAGCTAGACACGGCAATGATTGTCGCGCATGAAATAGGTCACGCCCTGTACAAAGAACAGCTTAGCTCTACTTTGCAAAACCCCACCCTTTATAACCGCCTTTTTGATGAATACCAAAAAGCTCGAGACGCTAAGGACGCTCCTGCCGCTTATAAAAGCAAGCACGGTTTCGAAGAATGGTATGCAGACCAAGCTGCAAATTGGGCAATCAAGGAGTATGCAAAAGATCGCAAGAAAGGTTTAGTCGGCGCTCATTTCCAGAAAGTAGCCCGTGCGCTTGCGAAGTTTTACAAGGCATTTTCTGATGATATGAAAAGACGCTTCGGCAAAACGGCCTACTCTCCGAATTTCAATGGTTATATGGATGAGGTGTTGAAGACCGTCAAGGACGAGTCCATTAACACTAAATCAGGTGCGGTTAACGCAACCATGCAAGAAAAGGTAATTGTGAGAAAGATGGCTGAGGTCATCGAGAAGCAACAGCCTGGTTTTGTTGGGGCTATTACCAGAAAAGCTCAGGAGATTATTCGTAGCGACGGATTTACTCCCATCTACAACTTCATATTCACTGCTGACTCACGTCTTCGCAAGATTGGTGGCAACAAGATAGCTGACTTGTTTTATGCCCGCGCCCAAGAAAGCAAAGGCAAAGGCCGCAACAAACTGGGCTACCTGAAGTCTGCGATGTCGGAAGGTAACGCGTGGTTCAACAAGCTCGAGGATGCTGTAGACGGGAAGCTAGATTCACCAGAAGTACAAGAGTCAATCCGTATAGCATTTACTAGTACTCCTACCCGTGACCTTAGAGATGCAAACGCATTAGCAATTAGAGGCTGGTTCGATAGCTTCTACGATGAATATATTGCGCCATCTACTACTGATGTTGGCCGACAGCGCGACTACGCCCCAGTGGTACTGAAGCTGTCTGAAGTAGACAACAATCCTAAAGGTCTTGTAGACCTCATTATGGAAGCCGATCCAGAAGCAAAAGAGGCTGATATTAAACGGGCTGTATCGAAGCTAGTTAGTTACCAGCAAGCGGTAATGGATGAAGCACCAATCACCATTAAAGAGACCGACCCTGCTCAATCCGCTGAAAAGGCTATAAAACTCACAAGGCTAGTAGACCGAGACAAGCTACAAAAAGCTGGTTACTTGGAAGACCCCGATGTTGCATTGATGCGCTACACCAGCAACATGGTCAAACGTGTTGAGTGGAATAGAAATACTAAAGACGATTTCGGCAACAGCATCTATGAGGAAGAGCTTAGAAAGCTAGATCCGAAAGCCCGCGAAGAAGCTGAGAAGATCGTACACAAGTATCTTGGCTACCAAGACGCGCCGTTAGGCCCAATGTGGCGTGCTATTAATAGCTGGGGAACGGTACTGCAGGTGTTTGCGATCCTACCGTTTGCCGTCTTAGGGTCGATCCCTGAGTTAGCGGGGCCAGTTATTGCTAGTAAAGAGTTCGGCTCAGTTACTGTTGCGATGAAAGAAATCGTAAAGACCGTTCGTAATCGTGATGACGCTCGCGCATTAGCTAGAGACCTTGGTGTAGTAACAAGCCAGTCAGTAGCTAATGTCATGATGTCTCAAGCGGAACTAGACTTTATGGACACTCAGGCGCGTAAACTGACGGACGGGTTCTTCCGAGTTACATTGCTCGATACCTACACCAAGTTTACTCGTGAGTTTGCATCGAACATGGGTGTCCGCTTCTTGGAGAACCACAGCAACCCAGAGTCCGCTGGCGCATTTTCTAAACGGTATTTAAAAGAACTCGGTGTAACCGCAGAAGACGTACAGAGCTGGTCAAAAAGTAATCAGGACTTCAGCACGCCAGAAGGCAAGAAAGTACGTCGCGCATTACAGCGTTTTGTAGAATCCTCAACGTTGCGCCCGAATGCTGCTGAACGACCCTTATGGGCGTCCGATCCGCGCTGGGCACTAATCTGGCAGCTCAAAGGATTCTTCTACTCCTACGGTAAAGTCATGCTTGCAGGTGCTAAGCGTGAAGCTAGCGCAAGGTTGGAAGGCGCATCTGGAAAAGACGTTAATACTTATGCGGCTATGACTGGCGCAGCTGGCGTGTTTGCCCTGATGGGTATAGCTACGATGCCGCTCGCAATGGTTGGTATGGAGTTACGTGAATATGCGAAGTTCGGGCTAGCTTGGGCTATCCCTGGTATTGATCACGAAGCAAAAGACTATTTCAGAACTGACAGCATGAGCGCTATGCAGTATCTAGGCGCATCTTTTGACAGGTCGTTTGCGGCTGGCCCTGTGACTATAGGCTCTCAAGCTATGCAAGCAGCTGACTGGGGACGCGGCGTAACTGGAGCGGCCGCTGTTGTTCTCGGCCCTACCGCTGAAACTATCCACCGCATATTTACTGACGGCTTTGGAAGTACATTTGAAAACCGCATGCTCCCCACAGGACTTCTCTAATGTTGAAACTATTACTAGGCCCCATCGCAGATTTGGGCAAAACATATCTAAGCAATAAAGCGGCTGAGAAGCAGGCTAAGCATGAAGCCAAAATGAACGTGATCCAGAACGATGCAGACTGGGAAGCAAAGATGGCAGATGCTTCAAATAACAGCCTTAAAGACGAGTTTTGGACTATAATATTAGCTATACCAATATTTATGGTGGGCTACGCAATTATTGCTGACGACATGACTGTAATCGATCGTGTCCAGCAGGCATTTGCAACGCTTAACGATCTGCCTGAGTGGTATCAATACCTGCTATTTATCGCGATCTCTAGTTCGTTTGGAATTAAAGGCGCATCGAAACTCATGGGAATGCGCAAATGACCGACCCAGAAACAAACCGACGGTTCGACCGTCTTGAAATAAAGATCGACAAGCTAACGGAAGTGCTTACTAACGTAGCTCGTGTTGAGGAAAAGCTCATTGGTACGGACGCCCGCCTAAAGCGCCACGAGTATCGCCTCGACGAGAACGAGAAGAAGATCGAAGAGATTGAAGATCAGGTCAGGACTAATAGTCAGGTTGTAAAGGTCGGCCAAGGCATCGCTACATCATTGTGGGCCGCTTTGGTGGGCGCAATTGTCTACATGTTTAGGGACTAGTGATGTTTAAGTATTTCAAAATTACCGACTTTGACTGCCAAGAGACTGGTGAGAACCAGATGTCTGAGGCGTTTATACATCGTTTAGACGAGCTAAGAGAGGCTTGTGGCTTTCCGTTTTACATAACGAGTGGGTACAGAAGTAAAGATCACAGCATTGAAAAAGCCAAGTCAAAGCCAGGAATGCACACCACTGGGCTGGCGGCAGACATAGCTGTACAAGGCGGCGTACAACGCAGACTGCTTATTGAAAAGGCGCTTGAGCTCGGCTTCGGAGGCGTGGGTGCCGCAAAGGGCTTTGTACACGTGGATATCAGAGAGACCACTCCGGTTCTTTGGTGCTATTAAAGGTATACAATTATTAGCATAGCTAATATAATCAGATTACTTATAGGTGTAGAAGATGGCGTATTCGCAAACCATAAATCTTGTGACAGGCGACACCCTCCCAGAGCTGACCTTCACGCTGAAGGATAGTCAGGCCGCGGCTACGGGTTTGAATTTAGACACAAACGACAGTGCCACATGGGCACCGATCAACGTTACTGGTGGCCAAGTAAAACTACGTCTACGGGAACTCGGAACTACCACAGTTAGGAACACATTGAACTGCACGATTACCAACGGTGCAGAAGGCCAAGTGGCTACTAATTTCCCTACAGGCACGCTGAATGCAGCAGGTACGTTCGAAGGCGAGATTGAAATTACCTTTGCGAACGGCGGCATCCAGACTGTGTATGACCTGATTAAGTTAAAAGTCAGAAGTGATTTTGACTAATGGGGCCGAAAGCTAGCGTCAATTGGGCGCTGATAAAGGTTGAAGCAGCGCACCAACTAGCGAAGAGCGAGATTTCGTGGACTGCTGTTACAGCCACTGAGATCAAACTCGATGCTTATCCAGTAAACAGATACTTGGATAACTTCTTTGAGCTAACGGAATCGATCGCGATTAGCGCAGAGAAAACAACGCTAGACAGCTTTGGTTTCACTGAGTCACAGGCAATAAGCGTAGCGAAAGGTATTGCTGACACTGTTGCGTTTAGCGACACAGCGTTGGTGGTGCTTGAAATAGGCCGAAGCCACGCAGATTCGCTATCGGTTTCTGACGTTGTCGTTATGACCTTGAACAAAAGTGTTAACGAAAGCGTCACGTTCTCAGAGGTCCTAAGCAAAGACTTTGAGACAAGCAAAACAGACGGTGTATCGATAAGCGATACGTATAGCAGTTTATTTACAAGGCCAGTAACTGATGCGTTTTCAGTTGCTGATTCGTTTGGAAGAACTGTGACCTACCAGAGAAGTTTTACCGATGCGTTCGGGTTAGACGAATCGGTGAACGTTAGCCCCAACTGGGGTGTAGAGAAGACAAACGTCTTTTCGTTTACGGAGAGCTTTAGTTACGAAATCAGGATAGGTCACAACAGTGTGCTGAACGCGTCGGCACTAAATACATACACACTTAATTCATAGGATAAAACCATGATTAATGAACACTTGAAACTCACAGGCCATGTAACAGTGGCTGTTAACGACGAAGTCGTTCAAGAGATCCCTAACCTTGTTGTTACAGCAGGCAAGGAATACGTGGCGAGTCGAATGAAAGACACCACCGCGACTGCCATGAGTCATATGGCAGTAGGCACAGGCAGTACTGCCGCCGCCGCTGGCGATACCGCACTAGGTACAGAGTCAGGTCGAGTCACTTTGTCTTCTACCACAGTTACTAACAACGTTATTACCTACGTAGCCACGTTCCCTGCTGGGACAGCTACAGCGGCCCTAACAGAAGCGGCGATAATGAATGCTTCTAGTGGCGGCACTCTTCTTTGCCGCACTGTGTTTTCAACAGTGAACAAAGGGGCTTCAGATGCCATGACCATTACGTGGGCTATAACCGCTTCGTAAGAGAGGTTTAGATGTCAGTTTTATTTGTAAACAACGCGACTACCACGTTGTCAGCGGGCGTTGGAGACTCTGCCACATCTATTTCAGTGACAGACGGCTCTGTTTTCCCTTCGCTTTCTGGAAGTGACTACTTCTATCTCACACTAGAAGTAGACAGCGACCCTACACTGAAAGAGATCGTTAAGTGTACGGCTCGCAGTGGTAACACGCTGACGATTACCAGGGCGCAAGACGGTACTTCTGCACGTACGTTTAGCACTGCTGACAAAGCAGAGCTCCGACTTACTGCCGCTGGACTAAACGACGTTGCTACGCAGGCTGATACGGACACGACTTACTCCGTAGGCGACGGCGGTCTAACGCAAAATAACTTCACTGATGCGCTCAAGACGAAGCTCGATGGGGTTGAAGCTAGTGCTACTGCGGATCAAACGGCTGCTGAAATTAAGACTGCTTACGAGAGCAACTCAGATACCAATGCTTTTACTGATGCAGACCACAGTAAGTTAGACGGTATAGAGGCTAGCGCTGATGTAACTGACACTACCAATGTGTCAGCTGCTGGAGCCTTAATGAAGTCTGGCGGCACGATGACTGGCAATCCAACTGTCAGCATAGCCGACACTGGCCAATCGCCAGCTATGACAGCGGAGTTGGAGTTAAAAGGGTATGGGGGTCGCGGCGCTGGTATAAAAATCCAAGATCAGGTTAACAGCACGAGCGGAGCGACTAACAGAGAGTGGTTTGTCGGCACAGGCTACAACCAAAGTGGGTTTAACATCGGCTATGCCTCTGACGGCTCGCAGAGCTCTTACTCTGCCCAAAACAAACTAGCTGTAAGTACGTCAGGTAACGTGACTATAGCGGGCACGATAACCTCAAATTCACAAGATGTTGGTACACAATCTGTTGTTACTACAGCTCCTACTAGTGCTAGTGGCTTTCCAAATGGGCATGTCTGGTATGTAGTGAGCTAAGGGCCATCCATGTCTATTAAAGTTAACGACAGTGGCACCCTGAAAGAGCCTACCCAAATCTTTGCGAAAGGAGATTCGGGTACGCTTTATGGCGTTAACTATGTCGTTGCTAACAATAACGGTACGTTAGCAACTGTTTGGAACGCGGTATACACGACTAGCCGTGATACCTCGACAGCTTTCTCCACGACCACTTCGTTTAATACGACGACCACGTATACCACTACGTTTGCCACAGGTACGTCTCGCGCAACGACGACCAGCTACACCACCTCGTACAACACAAGCCGTGCTACAGGCACATCGAGATCCACTACGACTTCGTACAATACGAGCCGTGGGACTTCTCACAGCACTACTACTTCGTTTAACACTAGTCGCGCTACGGGGACAAGCAGGGCTACGACTACTAGTTACACAACTACTTACGGCACTAGTCGCGGCACTAGTAAATCAACGACTACTAGCTGGACTACTACTTACGGTACGTCACGTGGGACATCTCGCGGAACAAGCAAATCGACTACTACTAGTTGGACTACTAGCTACACAACGTACTGGTCATCTACGACCCGTCAGCCTTCGTCTGGAAGTTACTACGGCCTCGCGTACAACGTCACTCTCTATTACTGGTATGCGCTATCGGGAGGGTCAGCAACTGTCGAATGGGCTAACTCAACGATTACAACCAGCGCTTCTGGTTCGTCACACACAAGTGGTGGTTGGACTTACTACAAAAGCACCGCTCAAACGAGCGATAGTTACGGCACTTACCATCGAATCTACCGACAAAAAACTTACAACTATTCTCGTGGAACGTCTCGCGGTACTAGCAGATCGACTACTACTGGTTGGACTACTAGCTGGACAACGTACTTCAACACCTCGCGTGGAACGTCTAAGTCAACGACAACTAGCTGGACAACGTACTTCAACACTTCACATGGAACGTCTAAATCAACGACAACATCGTTTAATACAACGACCACGTTTGGTACGTCCAAGGCTACAACTACGTCTTACACGACTACGTTTGGAACAAGTCACAGCACAACGACATCGTTTAACACGACCACTACGTTTGGAACATCGCATGGCACAAGTCACAGCACGACTACTGCGTTTAACACGGACACTACGCGATCTACTAGTCATGCAACTGGCACAAGCCGATCAACGACCACGAACCGCGACACATCAACCGTAGTTTACGAACGCCTAACAGCTACTGGAAATCAAACTGAAGTAACCAGCGGTAGCGCACACAACGGTCGGTACTGGGACGGCTCCCAGTGGACGGAGGACTAATGGACTTCAGAGAAATTAACGGCAAGTTGGAGAACGCTCTGGAAATAATTATGGAGCACTTCAGCGAAACAGAAGATCGAATATCAGCCCTCGAGGACGAGGTGGAGAGACTTAGGAATGACCTTGAAGAAGCTCGCAGATAAAGACGAATTGGGTAACCCAGTTGCCCACTTCTTTAAATCTGGAAATGTTTTACGGAGCAAAGACAACGACCAGCTAACACAGTTGAAGTCTTTAGTACCGGAGAAGTGGATAAACGATACGAAAGTCGAGTACGACGTTTGGTACGACTTTCCAAATGATCAACGCATTCATGGGTATGTGTACACGGATGTACTAACTCAGTTTTTGTACATCAGGGTTGCAAGCCGTATGTGGGCAACCGAGGCCATGAAGCGTGCTGTGAAGACCGACATTACAGAAGAAGGTGAACGGCTTTTCGCTGAAATGGCGAATAACTGTGGAGATAAGTACCGACTGAGAAAGAAAGGTTTGGCATACGAGTACGTCATATTTCTCGCTGGCACAAACATTCTCGACAAGGTTACTGATTGGAAAAAAGTCGACGAGGCTGTCGCCCAGGGTGCGAAATTAAAGTGTCACCCGCTTACGGCGGCACCAGCTTACGAGCATCTTGTACACAAGTATGGCGATGCAGTGATTGAGAAGAAGGTGTCTGGGCATGAGTTGTTGAATAACGCTCAGATCGTTGGCTGTTGTGAAAACTCTGAGATGGGTATCGCGGGGTTAGCCAAAGGCAAGACCGTTTACAGCTTTAGTAAAGACGACCAGTGGTGTACGTACAGCGCGATTTACAGAGCCCTATTGGACAAAGGTCAGTTAAGCGCAGACAAGCTCAAGGCTATTTTGTCTTGCAAAGACTCGGGGCTTGTTCCCGCGAGCATCGAGTATCCGCAAGAGCGGATAAACCGATTCTTTTTCCAATACGGTCAGGAGGAACACGTTGCGCCTAGGAATTTTAGTGGTCGAGTGCAATCAGTTAACCGCGCTTACGGTTAATAGCATTCGACAAAACATGCCTGACTGGGATTACAAAGTAGTCAGCTATGAAGGCGGATTTATACCAACAGCTTTGCGGCACGCCGACGAGCTTTGTTTGGTTGTTAAGAGCGGCGTCATTTTGGATATCCAAGATGGTGATTTGCCTAAGAGAGAAATGCTTGAGCGGTACGACATATGTGTAAGTCGAGATGGAGTGTTCACCGACAATAGGCCGAATAAGCATGTGTACGGATTGATCGGTAGCAAGCTCAACGAGAAGTCTATGGATTTATCGATCTTTTGTATAAATCCAAAGCGGTGGGTACGGATACCCAAAACGGACGCAGGTGTCTTGTCACGGGTAACGCGATTGCGAATGCCTCGCCACATGAATCACAAGTGCGATCCGATTGTGGCTAAAGCGGTTAGTGCAAAGGTCGCAATGGACTACGGAATGCTAGGCGAACAGGCGTCCGTTATGAACTACGTGCCTGTATATGAACGTGGTGAAGCGAATGGAAACGAGATGTTTGCATACAGATTAGAAGCGGCTTTAGGACTGACCGATGGGATGCCTGAGTCAGATAGACAAAGGGTCGAAGCGGTAGCCGCTAAAACACTTAAACGAGTAGCGAAGCTAAGAAAGGGGCTCGCTCAAAATCTTCCAATAGGAGTTACACAATGAACATTGATTACGCAATGAGCCTGCAAAACGTTTGGGCTATTAATAACCAAGATAGTTTTCAAGATGTAGTGAAAAGAGTGAATTGGGTTGTTGAGTTTTTCGACACCAATAACCCCGATATAAAAAGCGCGGGAAGCGTGGAAAGTTACCTTGATACGAACTCGATTTCTGCCGAGTCGTTTACGTCTTATGAAAACCTCACTCAGACACAGATTTTACAGTGGGCGCTAGACGCTGAAGGCGGAACGGCTTTTCTTGATCAATTGCTGGAGGGTGGACACGCAGCAAACTTAGAGAAACTGATCCAAGATGCTTCTTACACTTACAAAGACATTGCCTTATTAGCCGAGGCTTAAACATGATAAAGCTGAGCAAAAGTACTGCTGGTTTTCTTATGCCTAACCCTTTGAAGCAGGTAGAACTGCCAGAGTGGAAGTCAGTAAGAGAGTTCGCTAAGTGGTGGTGTGACAACGGCTCACCGATAGCACCACCCAGCGAGACTGTAAATCTCAGTGATGATGCTACGTCGTTTGCGCTGTTTCGATGTGGCCAGTTTCAAGTCGAGTTGTACTTGATACATCCTTCTCCGAATTTACCGCAACACGGCCACCCTGATGTCGAAGTGATCAAAATGCGCCTCGACACCTATATCTGTAGTCAGGGCCAAGTACTCAAAGCTACTAATGAAGAAGCATCCTCTACTTTGTTCCAAGGTGAAACACACGGCGCTGGAATTAACTTTAAAGAGAAAGGTGGACTGGATCAGGGATTCGGTTTGCTTGCATTCCAGAAGTGGAAAGACGGTCTGACTCCAACAACTGTAGCGGCGCGTTGGAAAGGCAAGACTGTTGGCCCTAAGCAAGAAGAGCTGATTCGTAGGCTTACACCAAAGGCCGTTGTAAAAAATGGTTACGCAGACACTACAGGAGCGCCCTGATGTATTTATCTAAGAAACATAAACTGCTCTTTATTGCGGTCCCGCGTACTGCGTCGAACTCAGTGCAACGAGTGTTAATGGACTCGGAAATTACTGATTCCAGTGACATCGTTCGCGCACTTGGGCCGAAAAGCAATTGGGATTCTATCAACGCGTACCACACTAAGCCTTCTGAGTTAATAAACGGGGGTGTACTAACACCCGCAGAAATTAGTGAGTACACAGCGTTTGGATTTGTCCGCGAGCCACTAGAGCGATGGGTTTCAAGTATCTTTTTAGCTAGACACATGGGTGTTCTTGATCAAACAGAAGATGCACTAACGCAGATATGCAGGCTTGTACGGAACGGCGAGTCGCCCAGGCCTTTTTTTGGGAAACAAGAGCTGCTAAATCGGCCTCAGTATCAGCCCTTTAACTACCACAATTTCTTTTTCCACGGCGACACACAAGTTGTGGATGCATATCGATGGGAAGATGTTGAAGCAGTTACAAACAAAATACTGAGTGAAAAGCTCGGCTCAGAACAAACAGTCTCGCTTCCACACATTCAAATGAACCCTAATGGCACCCCTAGCCAGTTTAAAGAACCCGTAGAAAGTTGGTTGCCGTCAGATTGCTACGAGAAGATGAAAGCGTACTTTACTAAAGAAACCGCCTTTTACGAGTCGGTTAACTTTATAAGTGACTAAGTACTACGAGGAGTTGGAGTGGCCGTCGTTACCAGAGGAACTGCTTAGCTCACTGGTTCGCTGGGGGCTTACAGCAGATCGAGCGGTGCCAGCATCGGGGCGTCCAAGTTTTTCGCTACTTCAGACTCCGTGGTCATTACGAGAATGGGTAAAAGAAAACGTTCCAGTAGAAATAGACGAGGGCTGGATGGTGACTTTGCAGCGGTTCGACACGATGTATGCGGGCTTCCATGTCGATTCCCTCAGAGATTGGTCTTATAACTGTGTGATTTACGGTGATGCTGGTATTACTGAGTTTAAGCCAAGTTTTGATAGCGACGAAGTAACGTCTGTTAAATACAAGAAAAACAGATGGTACTACCACAAGTCATCAGTTCCGCATGCTGTGAGGGCTATTCCTGTTAAACGGATAGCAGTAACGGTGTTTAAGTTTCTGCCGCACAGGCTTCGTGTGAATAGGCACTTTAACAGTACAGCCCCGCTGTTGGCAGAGAAGTACGTGCAAGACCCGTACTTTTATTATGTTTAAGCTATTTCATGTTATTAGCATAGCTAATATAATGGTTGCAAGAGGTAAACATGGTTTATTTTAAAAGAGACAGATTTGCAGGCATTGCTCCAGGGATCAACGCACGACTCTTGGGGGATCAATTCGGCCAAATTGCAGAAAATGTAGACTTTGAATCTGGGTCATTGGTTGCTGTTAAAGAAGACACTGACACCTACACGCTCCAATCTACAAACCGCAATTCGATTTACTATTACCGCGATACGAACTGGTTAGAGTGGGCAGAAGATGACGTTTCTGTAGTCCCTGGCCCAATCCCTGGCGACACGAATGACCGCCTGTACTGGACTGGAGCGGGTACTTATCCGCAAATGGGTGTGTATACAGGTATTGTATCGGGCAGTTCTGGTTACCCTTATCAGTCTTATCGATTGGGTGTGCCAGCACCTAGTGCCGCGCCTACTGCCGGAATACAAAGCGGTACACCAAACGCTGACGCTACTCCAAATGACGTGAGCTACGTTTACACCTTAGTCACTGCGTACGGTGAAGAAGGCCCACCTAGTACACCCAGTACAATTTTAGAAGTGACTGATGGTCAAGTTGTTAGGGTAAATATGCCTTCGTCTGCAGTACCTTCGGGTGACTACAATTTTGGTGGTAATGCTAAGAAGCGCGTTTACCGCAGTAACACGGGTTCAACGAATACAACTTTTCAGTTTGTCGATCAAGTAGATATTGCTGCTACACATTTTGATGACTCTAAGGATGCTGCCACATTAGGTGAAGTACTACCTTCAGATACTTGGATTGGCCCTCCAGACGACAGTAGTTTGTATCCAGATGGCCCTTTGCAGGGTTTAATACCACTGGCTCAAGGTGTAATGGCGGGTTTCACGGGTAAGCGTTTTTGTTTAAGCGAGCCGTTTCTCCCTCACGCATGGCCCATCCAGTATCGGATCACGACTGAAGAAGACATTGTAGCGATTGCGTCTACAGCTAACGGTGTTGCAGCACTGACTGATGGCCAGCCTTACTTCATCACGGGCACCGACCCGAGTGCCATGACCGCGGTTCGCATAGATTTAGCGCAAGCCTGTGTTAACAAACGAAGTGTCGTAGACATGGGTGACTACGTTTTATATGCAGGGCCAGACGGTTTGTGCTCCGTGCAAAGCGCTTCGGGGTCCGTGGTCACTGAAGGGCAAATATCTGTAAAACAATGGAACGATGACTTTTATCCAACCACTATTCGCGCCTTTAGGCACGAGGGCACGTACGTAGCTTTCCACGCTGGCGGTGGTTGGGTGTTCGATCCAAGAGGTGGTGAAGCAAGTTTATCTACGCTGACTATCGCTACTGACGTACAAGGTGGTTACCGCAACCCTAAAGATGGCCAGTTATACGTAATCGTCGGTAACAAGATTCGTAAATACACTGGTGGTACAACAAACAAAACACTGAAGTTTAAGAGCAAAAAGTTTGTAACCCCTTCGCCAGTATCTATGGGGTGGGTATCAGTCCACGCAGAAACCTATCCAGTGACGATTAAAGTGTATGCAGACGGCACACTTGTTTCTCATTATGTACTTAGTAAATCAGGAGACACATATACACAGGCGACTACAGTACCTAGCGGTATTAGTAACGGTACTTTAGTAGAGCCAATCATGCGTATGCCAGCGGTTGTCGCCCAAGAGTGGGAGGTACAAGTCGAAGGCACAAACATCAACGAGTTCTGTCTTGCACAGAGCATGGATGAGATCCGTTTGTCATGAGTCAGCGCCCCACAAAAGTTCCTGGCATCCCGCCACCGCCTGCGACAGCTGATCCGCAGACTAAACAGCACCTTGAGAGCTTAACTGAGGCAGTCGAAATCCGGTTAGGTAGAAAAGGTGATCCTCAAGACCGAGCCGTCACGGTTCGTGAGTTGATTGCATCAGGGTTGGCAATGGGATCTGGGTCGTTTGGTTGGAATCTCAATAACCCTGTCCGTGGCAACTTAGGTTTTATCCCAGGAAATGGGAGGGATTTATCAACACCACCACAACCAACTGGCTTTGCGGCAGCGGGCGCATACTCAGAGATTATTCTGACGTGGGACTACCCAAACTACAGCAATCATTCGATGACGGAGATATGGTCGCACGACTCGGATGTTTTAGGTGATGCCACGCTTGCAGGCATTGATACAGGCCGCGTTTTTATTGACCCCGTTGGGAGCGACGCTAGCCGTTACTACTGGATCAGACACGTATCTACATCGAGTGTTAAAGGCCCTTGGAACTCAAGTAGTGGCACACAAGCCTCGACATCTCCCGATGTTGATCATCTTTTGAACGTACTTACTGGTGCTATTACAAGCAGTGAATTAGCCACAGAGTTATCCGATCCTATTGGGAATCTTCCAGCAGATACGTCTACCGCTCTGTCAAACATGCAGAGCCAAATCAATACGCTGTCAAATGTTGCAGCGTGGACTTCTGGTACTGCATACGCGGTTACTAACCTCGTTACGTTTAGTGGCAACTTGTACGAGTGTGCCACGGCTCATACAGCATCCAGCTCGAATCAGCCGTCGGGTACTACTAGTAATAATACTTATTGGACGTACGTCGGTGCGTTTACTTCTCTTGCATCAGCCGTTGCAGGAAATACGAGCAACATAACAGACATCAACTACATATCGACAAGCAGCGGTTCTGCCGCGGCACAAAAGATCGCTTCTTTAGACGCCATTGTTACCGATTCTAGTACAGGCGTCACAGCAACAGCGAATGCTGTGTCAGGGCTTAGCAGTAGAGTAACTGCCACTGAAGGCTCAATTACCTCCCAAAGCAGCGACATTACGGCGTTAGAGAACACCGTTAACGACGCTAATACAGGCGTATCTGCGACTGCCAACGCGGTTAGCAGTCTTTCGGGAACAGTGTCTCAACAAGGTCAAACGTTATCATCTGTCGCTCAAGATGTAACCAGCTTGAATTCAACCGTTGGCCAAAACTCCGCTAGTATAACGACACAGACATCCAGCATTGACGGGCTTGAAGCCAAGTACGTTGTTAAGACCGATGTTAACGGAGCAGTTGCAGGATTTGGTTTGGCGAACACAGATAACGGTGCAGGCAACATAACCAGTGAGTTCATCGTTAACGCTGATCGCTTTGCAATTATGCGCGGCGGTAGTAACTCAGCTGCAGCTACAGTGCCTTTTGCTGTGCAAGCTAGTGCAACTACGATTAATGGAGAGAGCGTGGCCGCGGGCGTTTACATGGCCGATACGTTCATTAAAAACGGATCTATTGAATCAGCAAAAATTGGCAATTTAAACGCTACTAAAATTACATCTGGTTTTATTAACGCGGACCGGATTGAAACTGACTCGATAGAAGCCTCCAAGCTAAAGATCGACAACAACGTCTTCACTCAGAACTCGAACGGCGATCTGCTATTGCAAACAGGTAATGCTACTCGAGGCGTGAAGTTTGAGAACCTGTCAAACGATGCTGTTGGTGTGATTGCAATGGCGACACAAAGTGGCAACTTGACGATGTCCAACCAATCGTATTACCCGCACAGCTTTACAGCCTCTACACCATATAGCGAATACACCCTTACGGATGACTATGGTACGTCAAGCACTACTTATACGTTGCCTCTAATTCTTACGTTGACCATACCAGCCGAAACACTGCAAGAAAGTGGTTATTACTATATCGACTTTGGTGCTCATCCTTTTGGCTCAATACCCACTAACTCGTCAACAGCTGCGAGCGCGGTAATGCTCGATATACATCGTAGGTACTACACAAGCAATGGTTCTTACTCATATGATGGAAGTCGATCGACTTCTAGTAAGTATTACAGTTTTCTCCCACTAACGTCTTGTTTCAGTATTTCGAGTTACTATTTATACAAAACGTATGACTACCAATTTAAGTTGTACGGGCACATAAAATCCTTCAATAACACAAGCGTTGGGTCTAGCGGCAAGGGCATGTCTGGCGGCTACATTCGCGTTATGCGTATACACAAGAGTACTTAATTATGTATTTGATATATGAATTAGCTACAGGTGTGCCCCGTATGGAAGTGTCTTCGGCAAGACTAGCGGAAGCTAATATTGAAGAGGGAGAAGCATATATCGAGTTGAGCGATGCAACTGTCAAGACAGATCAAATTTTAGTTGTTGATGGGCAAGTAGTGCCAAAAGAGAGGCCAGCATTTGACCCAGTACCTTATGCTCGACACCTGCGCGCAGGTTTTTTAACAGATACGGACTGGACGCAGGTCACCGATAATTCGCTGTCCGCAGAAACTAGACAGGCGTGGGCTACCTACCGCCAAGAGTTAAGAGATTTCCCAGCGACTATCGCTGCCATTGCCGCCAACGAGGAGCTAGCTGGCAATGTAAACACTAGAATCAAAGTAGAGGAGCTACTACCTATACCCCCAGACGGAGGCTAACGTGGTCGATCCTGTAACAGCTATAGCAACAGCTACAGCCGCATTCAACACTGTAAAAAAGATGGTCCAAATGGGGCGAGACGTGGAAGACACGCTCGGCCAAGTTGGTAAATGGTACGGTGCAATTTCCGACCTGAATGAAGCTGAACGCGACGCTAAAAATCCACCGCTTTTCAAAAAGATAGTTGCTAGTAAATCTGTCGAAGAAGAAGCGATGAACGTTTATGCGGCAAAGAAAAAAGCGGTGCAGCAAGAAAAAGAGCTCCGTGAACTACTCATGTACACCTATGGACCCGACGGATACAAGGAGCTCGTGGACCTCCGTCGACGTATCAAGAACGAGCGCGAGAAAACAATTTACGCCCAGGCACGCCGTCGGAAGCAGGTGTTCTGGGGGACAATCCAAAGCATCGGAATTCTTTGTTTAGCGGGGATTACGTACAAAGGTTACATGTTCCTGTTCGGTGCAATCCAAACCGTTAACGCAACCACCTAGGAGATACTCATGCACAAAGGTAAAGGCAAGCAGTGTGTTTTAAATCAGCAAGATAAATCGAAAAAGACGAAGAAAAAGAAGAAGGTGAAAAAAAACTATGGGTACTAAGCGCGACTACAAGAAAGAGTACAGCGAGTATCACAGTAAGGCTGACCAGAAGAAGAACCGTGCAGGCCGTAACAAGGCCCGCCGGACTGCGCTCGCCAAAGGTAAAGTGAAGAAAGGTGACAAGAAAGACGTTCACCACAAGGACGGTAATCCTCGTAACAACAAGTCTAGTAATGTGAAGGTGGTGAGCCGTAAGAAGAATCGCGGTAAGTACAGATTTGCATAACGTTGATGCACCTAATGCATTAGTCGCATATCGCTAGCCCACGTATAATTGCGCCTCAACCAACCAGAGGCACACATGATTCTTTACGTAATAGCGTTCGTCCTTGTAGCATTAGGCGCGATAGCCAAGCAGGATTTGTAGTGTGACAGCTGTCACACTGAATGATTTAGTAAAATAAATTAAGTAGTAATATCAGTAACTTATGAGATTTGAGCTTTGAATTCCTGATCTACGTAAGTAGTGGCTAAGTTATTGATATAGAAGTAAAACTAGCTTTTCGGGGGACAGAATCCCTCTCTCTCCGCCATACATGTAAGTCTATGATTTGGCAGGGGTTTTTAGTAAGATAAAAGCCTCTGTCACAGCATGGTCACACTACATGGCAACCGTACGGAAACGCGGCAAGAAGTACCAAGTACAGGTACGCATGAAGGGGTATCCGCCTCAATCAGAATCTTTCTTCACTAGAGCCGCAGCTGATGCATGGGCTCGCAAAATAGAATCTCAAATGGACGACCATTCGTGGGTCGATACTCGCGAATCGCGGTCCGTGCTTATCGAAAATATAATCGATGATCTTATCTACTCGTTCGAACGATTCGGCATAGAAGTCGCGGGGCCCAAACTGGGACAGCTAAATCAAATCAAAGAGTATTTTGCTGGTGTATCGATACACGATATGACTTTCGATAACGTACTCGACTTTGCGGCACACCGTCGAAAGTCCGTAGGCCCAAGCACGTTACAGACACAGATGTACTACTTTAAGCAGGCTGTTGAAAATAGCAGGATCAAGACTGAACTGCCTGTTGTGGATATAGCTATCGATGAGCTGAAGAAAAAGAAAATTATCATGGGGAGCGTAAGACGCGACCGCCGCCTGGAACCAGGGGAGTACGACGCATTGATGATGGAGGCTGGTGGGCATTGGATAAGTATTGCTATCGATATTGCACTTGAATCTGCGATGCGCCAGAGCGAAATCCACCGCTTAAAGTGGTCAGACATAGATAATAACCGCGGCGTGATTCAGTTAATGCGCAAAGACAAGCACGCTGAAACAGGACAATCTAAGCAGGAAATACCCCTGTTAAAGGGCGTGAGAGAGGTGCTCCTACGCTCACAGAATATGATTCGCAAAGGGCCAAACCTTGTTCCTGTAAAGCGTGCGGCGAGCATTTCGGACACATTTGCGAAAATACGTAAGAAAGCTGGAATTGAAGACTTACGATTTCACGATCTGCGTCATGAGGCGATTAGTCGGATGTTTGAGAGGGGAATGCGAGTTGAACAAGTGCGGGTGGTATCAGGTCACCGTACACTTGAGCAACTCTCGAGGTACGTTAACCTTCGTGCGGAAGATTTAGCTGGGATGTAAAATACTTCGCAACTTCCTGTGTCGGAAAAAGATACTTTTTGCCGCGACGTACATGAGGTACGTCTAGTTGACCGCGGTATATTTGTTGGTACACCGACTGTTTCTTGATCCTTAATAGATCGGCCAGTTCTTCGAGATCCATGAACGGGCCGTACTTCTCTAATAAGATCGTTTCCACGAAGCCTCCTGCTTCTTATTATTTGTGGAACTAATATATTAGTCAGAGTACTACATGTCGAGGTTTATTTGCTCGGGCCCCGCAATCTATTTTCTGTCAGCCAAGCTACAAAGTTCACGGCATAGATTCTTTTGATTTTGTTTTCTTTAGGTACACATGCGTGATGGTAAAAATTTGCTTGCCGTTCGTTTTTTAGTTGGATGAGGTAGTATGAAGACCCAGGCGCTTCTTCTGGATCACACACTTTGATAATGGTCGTTTCTCCCGACCTACTGAAGTCTGTGCCTTGTTCTGCTCCTGGTTCGAAAAGCAACGTATCTGGGCCTATTACGACGTTCATACCCGAATTGGTTCTAGCGTGGTAGTACGTTTCGTCGATGACCTTATTGAAGTTGCTTGAATTACGTTTGACTTTGAGTGCTCGCGTGTTGGGCAAGTGCGAGATTACGCTTGGGTCTATGTCTAACGGGTCTACGCCTAAGAAGTTGGCGAACTTAATAACCGCCGCTGGACCTAGATCGGTAATGTTGTTGAGGTAATGAGATATCGCGCCTTGTGACCAGCCAAGTTCTGCTGCAGCTTCAACCTGCGTAAACTTCATCTCGGCTTTTTTTGCGTCCCAAATTGCTCGTAAATTATTCACTGCTTGAGGCAACTCGTGTGCTTTTTTCAT